CGGCGACGGCGAGATGAAGCAGTATCACGAAAAGGTCAAGCAGAAGCAGGAAAAGGAGTTGAGGACCGCTCTGCACCGCCTTCTTTCCGTGCTGTCGATGTCAACGCTAGGAAAACCGCTGCCCGACGATTTCAGCTTCGAATTCCGCAATCTCCAGGAGATGAACGAAGTCGAGAAATCCGACGTCGGCAGCAAGACGGTCGATGCTGTGGCGAAGGCAGTTGACGCTCAGATCATCAAGCCATCGACTGCGATGAAAGAACTGAAGGCATCGGCGCCTGTAACGGGCATGTTCAGCACCATCAGCGATAAAGAGATTGCCGAAGCTGAAGAGCAGGAAAAGAACGCCCCGCCACCCGGCGAGATGGACTTGCCTGATGTGTCGAAACTGACTGGCGATTCGGGCTCCGCACTGGACTGGCTGAAACGCTGGCGCAAGAAATAACGGAGGCGCAATGGCATTTAGTCCTATTCGCCATGTGCGCGGTGTCGATGCGTGCGGCGGTGTTGCGTTTCAATTCGACCCGCTGCACTTCCAGAGTCATGGGGCGGCCTCCATCAACCACGGACGACACGCGGATGGCAGTGAACTGACCACCGGAGCACAAATTTCGTGCGACTGTTGTGGAAAGCCGGTCGGATTCCATCATCTAGAGATATCGCATAGCAAATGACCCTCACCCTTGACCGCAAGCGCAGCCGCAACCCGGTCAAGACGCAGCGCATCGAGCAGCGATACGCGTTGCAGCTTCGCAAGGTAGCGCAACAGGTCGGCTCCATCGTCGCGCCCTTCACGCCCGGCGACATGTCGCAAGTACCGACCATTGAGCAGTTGCTCAAAGCCTACTCCGACATGCTCAAAGGCTGGGCGACGCAAACCGCCAGCAACATGCTGATGGACGTTGCGCTGCGTGATGAACAGGCATGGCAGACGATGGCGAAGGAGCTATCGCGCGGGCTTCGCGAAGAGATTCGCAATGCGCCGACCGGGCGCGTAATGCGTCAGTTGCTGGCCGAACAGGTCACGCTGATTCAGAGTATTCCGCTCGAAGCGGCACAGCGGGTGCACAGGCTGACGCTCGAGGGGCTGGAAGACTCAACGCGGTTCACCGAGATTGCGAAGGAAATCCGGCGCACCGAGGAAGTCACGACCTCGCGAGCCGTCCTGATCGCGCGAACCGAAACCGCACGAACGGCGACGACACTCACGCAGGCCCGAGCCGAATCGATCGGCGCCGACTCGTACATCTGGCGCACGTCGGGCGATTCAACCGTCCGCAGCGATCACAAGAAGCTCAACGGCAAGATTTTCCAATGGAATAACCCACCTGTCGCTGACGAACGCAGCGGCGAGCGTGCGCATCCAGGCTGTATCTGGAATTGCCGATGTTTTGCAGAGCCGATATTGGTGGATTAAAATAGCGAGGCCCCGACGTGCGCTAACACGGCGAGGCCTCTAACCACACCACTACCTATTGCGGAGGTAAGCGGCATGGCTGCACGTATCATACATGAGTCGATTTCTGTCGGCGGTCAATATGGCCGATGGACGGTTGTTGCCAGCACACTGGAGAAAACGGCATCGGGACGTAGCAAATGGTCCTGTCGTTGCCAGTGCGGAACAATCCGAAACGTTGCCCAACTTAGCCTGAAAAACGGCACTAGCGTTAGCTGTGGTTGCTATAGCCAAGAGCGCAGCATCGAAGCCAATACCACTCACGGTGAAATCGCAGGCGGCAAGAAGTCGCCGGAATATCAAACATGGCAAGCGATGATTGATCGTTGCCAGAATCCACGCAACAGGCGGTTCTCCGATTACGGTGGGCGAGGGATCGAAGTATGTGAGCGATGGTGTTCGTTCGATGCGTTCCTGCAAGACATGGGGCGCCGTCCTTCATCGCGTCACTCGCTGGATCGAGAAAAGAACCACCTCGGATATTCGCCTGAAAACTGCCGATGGGCTTTACCGCACACGCAGATGACGAACCGCAGCATCACGAGGTTCGTTGAAGTGGATGGTCAACAGGTTCCGCTTGCAACGCTTGCGCACCAGCATGGCATCCCGGCGAATACGCTGCGATTCCGAATACTCAAGGGCTGGCCGTTACGGGACGCCCTTACAAAACCCGTCAGGCCGAAAGCAAAGGCCGCCTAACACCAAGCCCCGCTCAGTCGGGGCTTTTTTATTGCCTGTGCCATATGCCCGCACCTTGCAACTGCGATTCGTGCAAGACGAAGCGCTCGCCCACGAAAGACTCCGTGACTGCGGCCGGATTTTTCTCCGAAGAAGAGTTGGGTCCGAACCAGTCATTTACCCCAGAAGGGTTCCTCATTTGCGAGGCGGTCCCAGTCGCCCGAATCGGAACACAGCAATACGCCGATATAGAACTGCCCGACCTTGAAGCAGGAAAAGACGGACTGATCGTCGTTGAGCGCAATCCTGATGTGGTGTTCGCACCCGAAACACTCGCAAGTCTGCTCGGGAAGCCAGTAACGATTGGTCATCCGGAGGGCGAGGTAACGCCCGAAAACTGGTCTGCCCTATCCAAGGGGTCGACATTCAATCCGCGCCGCGGTCAAGGCGACCAGTCCGACCTGCTTATTGCGGACCTGCTTATCCAGGACAAGTTCGCCATCAACGAAGTCCGCAACAACGGCCTGAAAGGAATTTCGGTCGGATACGACGCGGACTATGAGCAAATCGCGCCGGGACGAGCGCGGCAAACGACCATCGTGGCGAATCACGTTGCGTTGGTCAGGAACCCGCGCTGCGGGATAACCTGTTCCGTCCAAGACTCACAACACCCCTCCCTAGGAGATCCACCCATGGCTGTTAAGAACGGCGCCGAGTCCCTCAAAGACAAGTTGCGCAAATTGTTTATGGCGCGCGACTCGGAAGCCTTCGAGAAAGCGCTGTCGGAGGAAGTCGAAGGCGAGTCGGTCAGCGGTATTCCGGCAATCCACATCCACATGTCCACCAAAGACGCCGAGTCGGGCGAAGACAAGAAGGATGACGACAAGAAAGAAGAAACGAAAGACGAAGGCCCGGACCTGGCAGCAGTGTTGACCAAGTTCGATGAGCGCCTGTCGTCGCTCGAAAGCTCCGTCAAGGCGCTCACCAAAGACTCGGCCGAAGAAGAAAAGAAGGACGAGAAAAAGGAAGAGACCAAGGATGACGGCGAGGAAGTCGACGATCCCGATATGACCGAGGATGACGACGAAGAAGTGGAAAAGAAGGACGACGACAAGAAGTCGACCAACGATTCAGCTTCCTTCCGTGATGAGTTCCAGGATGCCAAAGCCCGCGCCGAAATCCTCGCCCCTGGCGTGAAGCTGCCGACGTTCGACGCCAAGGCTGACGGAAAGAAGACCGCTGACTCGATCTGTGTGCTTCGTCGCCGCGCCCTGCGTGCCGCCCTCACCAACGACAACGCCGACCTTGTGCGCGCCATCGTTGGCGACTCCGACGTGTCAAAGATGACGTGCGACGCCGCAAAGATGGCGTTCCACGCTTCGTCGGAACTCGTCAAGCAGAAGAACAAGACTGTCGCGCGCAAAACGACCGACGCCGCGAAAGAAGCAAAAGACATCAACCAAATCCACGCCGAATTTTGGGCGAACCGTAAGTAAGGAGCCGACATGCCCTCGTTGCAAGCTTATACATTCCGCATGCCGGCTGGTTTCGCCGGCGATCTCCAACGCGCCGAAGTCGCGACGATCGAGACTCAACTGATCGACTCGGCTACGCCCCCGACCGTGTTCGGCGTGGCCGTCAAGTACGTGTCCGGCAAGGTGCAGCCTATCAACCTGTCGGGCGACACCGCAGCCCTCGTGCAGGGCGTGAATCTGCGCCCCTACCCGATCCAGGGCAACGGCACCGATCCGCTCGGCACGTCGACCCCGCCGACCTCGGGCGTGACCGACATCCTGAAGCGTGGCTACGTGATGGTCTCGCTCGGTGGCGTCGCCGCTGCGACCAAGGGCGGCACGGTGTACGTGCGTGTCGCTACGCCGTCCGCAGGCAAGCCGCTTGGTGGCTTCGAAGCCGCTTCGGACACGACCAACACGATCGCCATGCCGTCGAACTGGTACTTCACCGGTCCGGCAGACGCCTATGGCATCACGGAAATCGCGGTCAATATCTAAATCCCCGGCGCGTAACAACGCACCTCACAGAGCCCCGCTTCGGCGGGGTTTTGCATTTCTGGAGCATTAAATAAATGGACATGTCTGTTCAAAAATTCCTCAAGCGCCGGGAAATCGCTGAAGCGTCGCGCAAGTTCGCACGTCACTTCACGATCGACGGCATGATGACCTACGATCAGATGACGATCGACTCGACTGGCGCATTCCTGGTCGGCCAGTTGGAACGTCTGGATCAAACGCTCAACGAGCCGCTGGTCGAATACACGTGGTCGCGTGACGTCGACATCCGCACCGACGTTTCGCCGGCTGACGAAATCGCTTCGTTCACGAACTCGGCGTTCGCGATGGCTGGCGGCATGACGCCGGGCGGCCTGAACTGGATCTCGAACGAAGGCAACGCGCTCGCTGGTCCGTCGCTGGACATCGGCAAGACGGGTCAGGCAATGCGCCTGTGGGGTGCTGAAGTCAAGTACACCGTGCCCGAACTGGTGAAGGCGCAAGCCCTCGGCCAGCCGGTCGACGCGCAGAAGGTCGAAGGCATGAACCTGAAGCGCAACATGGACCTGGATCAACTGGTCTATTTCGGCGACTCGACGCTGGGATTCGGGGGCCTCGTCAACTCGAATTCGCTGGTCGGCAGCGTCCAGGCTGTTGCGAACGGCGCAAGCACGACTCCGCAATGGACGACCAAGACGCCCGCTGAAATTCTGAAGGACGTCAACGAAATCCTGACGAGCGCATGGCAGGCTTCGGGCTGGAAGGTCATGCCGAACCGTTTGCTGCTGCCGCCGGCGCAGTATGGCTATCTGGCTGCGACCATCGTCAGCTCGGCAGGCAATCAGTCGATCCTGACGTACCTGCTGGAAAACAACATCAGCACGAAGTCGGGCACGAAGCTGGAAATTCTCCCGCTGAAGTGGCTGATCGGCGCGGGTGTCGGTGGCACGCCGGGTACGCTTGGCACGGTCGACCGCATGGTCGCATACGCCAAGGACAAGAAGTACGTCCAGTACCCGATGACCGAGCTCCAGCGCACTCCGCTCGAGTATCGCTCGCTCTTTCAAATCACGACCTATTGGTCGCGATTCGGTCAGATCGAGTTCAGGTATGGCGTGACCGCTGCGTACCGCGACGGCATCTAAGCGGACGCCGGGAGTTGTTGCCAGTTGACTTCTCCCGGCTGATTACCGGAGCATAATATGACCCGCACCGCCAATCAGGATTTCACCCTGACCCGCGACGACTGCCGGCCGCTATCTTTCGTGGCTGGGCAGGAAGTTCCCGCCGAGTACGAAAGTCACTGGTGGGTTCTGCTTCACACAGACGAAGCGCCCGTCGTCGCGGTAGAACCGGACGAGAAGCGCAAACCCGCACGAACCGCGAAACCATGACCGTCACCCCTGCTCAGCTACGATCGGATTTTCCCGAGTTTGCCAACGCAACGACCTACCCAGATTCTCTGGTCAATATGTGGCTCACCGTTGCGAACTCTCTGGTCAATGCGGATCGTTGGGTAGAGTTGACGAATCTAGGCATCGAGCTTGTCACCTGTCATCACCTCGCCATTTCGGCTAAGGATCAGTTGGCGGCTTCAGTAGGTGGCGCTCCCGGCGAAGTTAAGGGGCCGACAGCATCCAAGTCGGTGGACAAGGTGTCGGTCTCATACGACACGACTGCCGTCTCAATGTCCGACGCAGGCTTCTGGAACATGTCGGCATATGGCATCCGCTTCCTTGGACTGGCCCGCATGTTCGGCGCCGGTGGCCTCCAGATAAATTGCTGATATGACCGTCAAGATCACGATCGACAAACTGGGCGACGTGATCAAGGGGATCAGTCAACTGTCGAGCAAGGATGTGCTGGTCGGCATCCCGGACAGCGCTCCCGAGCGTACTGACACGCCGATCACGAACGCGCAGATCGGCTATGTGATGGAAACCGGTTCGCCGGCCAACAACATCCCCGCCCGCCCTTTCCTCGTGCCCGGCATTGCCGAGGTGCAGAATGAAGTTGCCGCCCGACTTCGCAAGGGCGCGTTGTCTACGCTCTCCGGTTCGGCATCTGGCGCCGAAACTGCCATGAAGCAGGCCGGCATGATCGGTCAGAACGCCGTCAAAAAGAAGATCAACGACGGACCGTTCTCTCCGCTCTCGCCGCGCACGATTGCCCAGCGCAACCGCAGCCGGCAGACGAAATCCATGCGCAAGGCGGAGAAGGACTATGCCGCGCATCTGGCCGCTGGCAAGACCGAGCAGGAAGCCCAGTACCTGGCAGGCATCAAGCCCTTGATCAACACTGGATCGCTGCGCAACAGCATTACGTATGTGATACGCAAGAAATAAAGGCTACGCATGCCATTCCTCGACGTTACGGACGTTCTGCTTGATCCTGACTTTATGGATCTAACACTTTCCGTCACCCGCAACGCGCAGACAGTAGGCAATGACGGCATCGCGGTTATCTCGCCGTCGACGACCGGCTTCTACGGCGTCGTGACGAGCCTGAATGGATCCGTCCTAAACCGCGTCGCAGAAGGCGAGCACATCAGCGACACGATTACGATTCACACGCAGTTCAGGCTGATCGACGGGCAATCGGGCTACGACGCCGATGTCGTCAACTGGCAGGGCCTGCAGTGGACTGTGACCAACGTCAACGACTACAGCACCTATGGTCGCGGCTTTGTGGCTGCTACCTGCACCCTTAAGCAACTCTCAGGCTGATCATGGCAAACGACAGTTCAACGGGCGGGTATCTCTCGCCGGCTGTCGCGTCGCCGCCGCTTGAGGATGATGCGCTCACCGCGATCTTTCAGCAGATGATCGTTGGCATCACCGCTTTGCCGGGAAATGTGGTTCGCCCGCGGTGGCAGCCAAATCCGCCGAAGCAGCCGGAGCCGACCGTCAACTGGTGCGCTCTCGGTATCGCAGTACAGACGCTCGACGATGGCCCTGCAATCATCCACAACGGCGCGGGCAATGGATCGGACGCCTACATCCGCCACGAGCAGATCGACGTGCTGACATCGTTCTACGGCCC